TGGCACGGGTGGCGGTCCGATTGAGATTGAAGCCCGACATGCCCACGCTGTGCTCGACGGATTGAAGCAGAGACCCGAGACTGCCGCCGCCCTGAGATTGATAGCCAAGCAGCAGTCGCGGGCATTAACGACCAAGACCGTGACGTCGAAGACCAAGGGCGGTGAGGCTTGACCGTCACCGACCAGGACTACTGGCGTGCGTACCCCGACACCTATGGCGAACGAGTAAGCCACGGGCAGTGGATCGCCTACGCATGGCTCCAGTACACCAGCGAAATCATCACGCCGCTGATCGAACGTGGGGGAGCAAGAATCATCCTGAATGCCCCTCCTCGAATCGGTAAGAGCCAGCTGATATCGAAATGGCTCCCGTTGTGGGCATTGGAGCGTAACCCGGCTTGGCGGGTCATGCTGGCCACATACGCTGAATCTCTGAGCCGTGACTTTGGCAGGCAATGCCGCGACGTAGCAATGAATGAACCACTGTGTGGCGTACAGCTCAGACCAGACAAGGACGCTGCAGGGCAGTGGTTGACCCCAGAAGGCGGAGGCATGGTATCGGTCGGTGCAGGCGGTCCGTTGGGCGGCCGTGGCTTTGACCTTGGCGTCATTGACGACTGCTATAAGAACTGGGAAGACTCTCACAGCTTGACCAACCGGCAGAAGGTCCGCGACTGGTTTAACTCCACGTTCTACACCCGAGCCGAACCCGGCGCATCCATCGTCGTGGCCATGACACGCTGGGACGCCGATGACCTTTGCGGCTGGCTCATTGAGGAGCATCAGGACGACTGGACGGTCATCAGCCTGCCCGCACTGGCAGAAGAAGGCGATCCGATGGGACGCGCCCCAGGCGAATCACTCTGCCCCGAACGTTACAGCCGCGAAGATTACGAACGAATGTCTCGCGCTGTAGGCGAGGAAGTATGGGCAGCCCTGTACACAGAACGACCTCTTACTTCATCGGCCGGCCGCGTCTTCCGTCATTTCGACCAGGCACGCAACATCGACTCATCGCTTGAGATTCGCCCGGACCTGCCCGTCGACATGGCGTGGGACTTCAACCTCAACCCCGGCATGCACTGCGTGGTCGGCCAGCATGATCCGATGACCGACACCTTCACGGCCGTGCACGAACTCCATGGCTCACGTTGGGATGTCGAGGACACGATGAACGTCTTCGTCGAGCGGTTCGAATCAATGGGTATCATCAAGACCCAGCCAATACACGTCTACGGTGACCCATCAGGCAACACCGGGTCGATGGTGACATCAGAATCGTGCTACCAGCGGATATTCCGTGAACTGCAGGCCCATGGATTCGACTACCGACGCCGTGTCCCCAAAGCGGCACCCAACGTCAAGGCATCACTCGATGCCTTCAACGACGCGCTGAAGATCACGAAGGATCGCACCCACTACTTGGTGCACCCACGGTGTGAACGGTTGGTCGAAGACTTCAAGAAGCTCAAGCTCGATGAGAATGGCCAGATAGACAAATCAGAGGCGAGCTTGAGTCACGCATCAGACGCCGAGCGATACCGAGTCCAGATGATTCGCCCGATCAAGGTTGAGTCCAAGACCAAGCCGGGCAAAATTGGCTTCGTGAAAATCAGGCGGTGATTCCCCGCGACGTGGGTTTAACATGGCACCAACCCAACAGCACACCCACGAGGATCAAGCCAGATGGTCAAAGCCGCCACCAAATCTAAAGCCAAAGTGCAGGCCAGCAAGGCCGAATTGACCAAACCTCAAGACCCGCGACGCGGTCGGATGTTCGCCTCAGGCGTCACGCTGGGCCAACTTGACCAAGGTGACGAGCAGCCCGGAACCTACGCGAACTATCGTCGAATGGAAACCAATCCCATCATCGCAATCGCCATGATGGTGCAATTCGCGCCCCTGCGTTCCGTGCAGGTGACAGTTGAGGGCAGCGACAACGACACCCCCAAGGATCGTGTTGATTTCGTCTTCGACCAAGTCAAAAAACACTGGCACCGCCTGCTCAAGAACATGCTGCTAGGTGTCTCACGCGGATTTCAGGCCTTCGAGAAGGTGTGGGAGCCGGTAAGCCGGACCAGCAAGGGCAATCCACTTCCGCAATCACGACTCGGCTACAAGAAGCTCAAGCCACTCTTGCAGGACTTGACCGAAATCATGATCGATAAAGATCACGGTGAATACCGGGGCGTGAAGAATCAGGGCGTGGAACTGAGTGCCGAAGACACGTTGTTGTTCGTGAACGATCAGGAAGGCACAGACTACTACGGGCGACCACGGCAGGAAAATGTTCGCCAAGTATGGTCCAGCTGGCTGGCCAACAACAGGCGCATGGGCAACTACTCGGCACTAGCGTCCAGCCCGATCCCGATGGTCGAATACCCCGAAGGCACAAGCATCGACGGTGACGGCCAGCCGGTCGACAACCAGGTCATTGCCCAGAGCGTCGTCCAGCAGCTATCCAGCGGCAACGGCGTGGTCATGCCCAATACCCTCGCACGTTGGGCAGAAGACGCAGCCAAGACGGGTGTCGACATGAAGGGCTTCAAAGCATGGCTCATCACGTTCCTCGAACCATCCAACAGCTATGGCTCAGACTTCATCGCCATGCTTGAGCACTTCGAAGCCCTGATGGCGCGAGGCTGGTTCACCCCAGAACGTGCGTTTGCCGAAGGCACGGGCGGCACGAAGGCCGAGACCGAATCGAACGTCGGACTGACCATCGCAATCGCACAGATGCTCGCATCCGACATCGAGGTCGTGATGAACGACCAGTTCATCGACCCGTTACTGATCGTAAACTACGGGGAAGAAGCTCGAGGAACGGTGGTGTTCAAATACCCGCCACTCCACGATGAGACACCTGCATTGATCCGCGACATGATCAAAGAGTTCTTCAGGCAACCGGCCAACGCCGACTTGTTCATGCAGATCCTCAGCGTGCAAGAAATGGTCGACTCTCTTGGTATTCCACGGAAGGCCGGGGTTGACGTCGATGATGTTCTGGATGACGCGGCCGACGATCTCGATGAAGTGGATGACCCCGCTGCGGTCGAAGCCAAACGCCAGGCCGAACTCGATGAGAAAAAGAAGCAGCAGGGCAAGAAGGCCGCCAAGCCATAAACCTATCAACTCCGCGTGGATTGATAGGTTATTGATAGATAAGGACGACCATGCCATCTAGCCGCTACGCACGTCGACGCGCTGCAGTGTATGAGCGAGACCGCATCGAACTCGAAAGCCCGGGCATCAGGGCAGCGGGTACAGCAGTCCGCTCTATTCGTGCAGCCGCACGCCGGGCGCTAAGGACCAACGACACCGAAAGCCTCAGGCGTTCCGTCGCATCTGCCATCATCAAGATCGCTCCAATCCTCACATCTGCAATGGTGGCAGCAGATCTCCGTGGCCGCTATCGCATGATCGAATCAGCATCGCCACGACTACGTGAACAAGCCCTTGTCTTAGCCCAATCGGGACCATACGCCGGAGCCGTAGAATTCCTGCAGCGACGCCTCAACCTGAACGACCAACAGATGGACTCTCTGAGTGAGAAGTACGGAGAAGACGCCGTCAGAGCCACCCGAAATCTTGGCCTTTACACAGACCGAAAAGTTCAGGAAACCATGGCAAGGCTGGTCGAACAGGGCTCGCACGTGCGCGGCGGAACCAAAAGGCTCGCCACAGTATTCGGCAAACTTGGCATCGACGAAGTGAAGGATCAATCAGGCAGGATCATCTCCCGACCACACAAGATCGAAACGATATTCCGAACGCAGGTCCAGCAAGCCTATGCAGCAGGACGATGGCAGGCAGCGCAAGACCCAGATATCGATGAAATCATGTGGGGCTGGGAGTACGTGACTGTCGGCGACGACCGCGTTCGGCCCGCTCACGAACTGCTGGATGGCACGAAAGCGCGGAAGAACGATCCCATCTGGAACACCCTGACCCCGCCCAACGGGTTTAACTGCAGGTGTACGACCATCGAGATTTTCGACGACCAGGTCGAACTCGCGCAAGAGTCATTCCCGCAGCCGAAAGTCATCGACGGCCAGACCATCTATCCGGAACCGGACAAGGGCTTTTCGTTTAACCCCGGCAACGTTTTTCGCGACACCGTTCAGATGCCCAGAACCATGCCAACCGAGTGGCCTCGGTTCGGCTCATCCAGAGAAATAGAGCAATGGGCAAGTGACCAAGGCATCCGAATCTATACGCACGGGAAGGTTCGCATTGGCCGTACGTTGGCTGAAGGACTGGACTTCATGCTCCGGCGAATCGACGATGTTCCTGCGATATGGCGAGTGGTCGATGATTTCAATCAACGTTTCCCCAATAGAAGAGAATCGGTCGCTGCGTTTGCCCCTGAAATCGACCAGATACTCATAAATCCGAAGAACTCATTCTGGCGAGAGACAAGGAAAAATAAGGGCAAGACTTCGCACAAGGAATATCTCAAACGTCATTGGTCAACCAACCACCCACACCACCCGATGTTTCATGAAGCTGGTCACGCACTACATCACAAGCACTCTCCCAAGATGTTCAAGCACAAGTCCATTCGGAACATGACAAATGAAACGAAGGCGATGATCCGTCAGCAGGTCAGCAAACGCGCCTCGGTTGATCCCTATGAGTTTGTGGCCGAGGTTTTTTCTGGCCGATTGACCGGAAAACGTTACAGCAAAAGCATCCTCGACTTGTACAATAAGTATGGAGGACCGCCGCTATGACCTTGACCTATCACTCCCAATGTATCGAGTGCAAACACTGCCGAGCCCCGATGGTATGTGTAGCCTTCCCCGAAGGCATCCCAGAGGAGATCATCGACAACCAACTAGATCACCGCTACCCCATTGAGGGTGACAATGGGGTACGTTGGGAAAAGGATGTCAACGGATCGAGGCACCCGATGAAGCGCCCGAAGAAACCTCTCGCTGTTCAGCAATTGACCATCAACAATGAGCCGTACGCCAGCTACCCATATTCTTCATCCAAGTCAACATAAATCTCTACTCCATTATTGCCAAACATGGTAGAATTTGAGGACGAACCCTAAATCTTGGTGGAGATGAGCATGAACGAGAAACAGCAGCCCCCGATGAACGCGAAGGAAGCGGCCATGACGCTGTCCCTTCACCTCGAAACCGTCTACCGGCAGGCCCAGCAAGGCGAGCTTCCTGCAGTGCGTCACGGTGGCCGATGGATTTTCAACCGAGCACGAGTCAATGCCATTGCTTCGGGCATGCCATTCAACGAATCTGATGGCAAACAAGTCCTGTAAATTCCCGCGCCGTCCAGTAGTTTCCCATTTCTTCCAGCGCAACCCCTTTGAATCGAAAAATTAGGCATTACAGTCCCGCCCATGTGGAAGCAACTCCAACATGGCGGCATCTTCTGTGGTCCAGGCGGCAAATTCTCTGCCTCAGCGGCCCAGTCCTCATCTGATGGGGTGCCACGCCAACGCTATATCAAAGACCTGATGCGAACCGGCGACTTCGTCAAAGTCGGCAAGGATCGCGTCCAGTCATTCACGGTCACGCCAGAACGCCTCAAGCACTGGGCCGACACGACCAATGCATTCATCGCGGCCGGCAACAAGGTATCCATCCCCCAGGGCCACGACCTGACAGGCAACGCCGACAAGAATCGTGGTTACGTGCTCAGTGCGTTCGTCCGTGACGGCATCCTCTACGGAGAGGTCGAAATGATTGGCGAAGACGGCATCGCCGCCGCCGCCCGATCCGAGGTCTCGATCTACAGCCCACCAGATTTCACCGACGGCAACGGCAAGAAATGGGATTGGCCCATCTTGCATGTTGCCCTCACCACCACACCAGTCATCAACAGGCAACAAGGCTTTGTCCCAATCGCCGCATCTCAGGGCGATCCCATTGAAGTCCCTGTCCTCGAATTCAAAGAACGAGTACGTAACCAGCCCCCAAAGGAGCAGACCATGAAGTGGAAAGAACTCGCCCTCAAACTCGGCATTGACGCCAGCAAGGTCGCGGACGACATCACAGATGAAGCAGGTGAAGCACTCGTGCTGAGCCACTTCGAAGATGCCAAGACCAAGGCCGTTAATCCGGCAAAGGTTTCCGACCTCGAATCACAGTTGACCCGTGTTCGAGCAGAGAACAAAACCCTGTCAGGTCGTGTCGCCGAACTCGAACCAATCAAGCTTGACCGCAACACCGAAGCCGTCTCGGTCCGCAAGATCGATGATGACTTCAACAGCCTTATCGCGGACGGCAAAATCACCCCAGCGGTTCGCGATGCCCTTCGCCCAATCGTGTGCTCTGGCTCCTACATGCTCGACCTCAATTCTGCTGAAGAGGATGCCACCGACTGCCGGGCCTTCCAGATCATCGACGCGCTCAAGAAGAACGACCCTAAGGATTTGAAAGAAAAAACCAAGTCCCAGACCATCGCGGCATCACGCGAAACCCCTGGCGAAGACGACAAGGCCAAGAGCCGCGAAGCCGCGACCAAGGAAATCGATGCCATCGTGGCCTCCCACAACGATGGCAAGTCAACCACCACAGGCACCGTGCTCTAAACCATCGGCTGACTGGCCGTGATCGTTCTGTCTGACATCAATCAAACCAATCGGAGTCGATAAGCATGAGCTACTCACCAACCAACGGCGTCCCCGGCCTCTCGGCTGAACGGACTGCTTCGCATCGCCAAATCACGCTGGGCAATGAACAGTATCTGCCCGGCCTTCACATCATCGACGGGGACAAGACCCGCGATGCTCTCAACACCATCACCTCGGAACTGCGTGCAGGCCTTCTGCTGGGCCGCATCACCGCATCCGGCAAACTCGCGCCGTCGATCATCGGTGTCACACTTGACGCCCACGACGAAGACGGTTCAGGCAACACCGCCTTGACAGTTTCGCTCGCCACCGCGACTGAAATTGTTCGCCGAATCGGCGCATCCGGCACGTTAAAGCTCACAGGCCCACCCACAGCTGCAGGCACGGTCGCCGCAACTGTCGTGACCTACTCGGGCGTCAACGTCAGCACCGGCGTGATCACCATCACCGACATCGGTGCAGACGCCGTCATCGGCTCTTTCATCGCTCCCAACGACGGCTCTGAAACCATCCTGACGGTCCTGCCCAACGGATGGGGCATGAAGGCCGTGGACGAGGACAACGTCAGCCGCGACCTGAGCCTCGACCGCTTCCTCACCGCAGGCCTCGTTGATTCGAGCCAGATTCTCAACTGGCCGTCTGACACCTCGCTCCAGGCCTACATCAAGGACGCACTGCGAGCCGTCGGCAACTTCGTGTTCGACGACAACTACGGTCACTAATTCGTTTCGACCCTGACGCTAAACGTAATCGCCACGCCCGGCCACACGCAAGCACAAGCAAACACCAAAACGCAAAGGGGCTGACGCCATGAACATCGACGAACTACTTTCAGGAGTGAACCTGTCTCGGATGATCCAGACCACCAAATCTGGCTTGCCCCTGATGATTCCCCCCGCATTCCTCACCGAAACCGACCGCGCCTCTGGTAACGTCGCAAAATTCCTGCTGGTTGAAGGCCAACGCGATCTCGCTCGTCTGGCGTCCCAAGGTTCACCGGCTGTCCGTGTCGGCCAGAAGGGCATCAGCGAGAAGAACATCACCTGCCTGCATTCGTTTGAATCGCAGCAGTTCCTCGGCCAGAAGTTGCTCAACATCAGAAACCCTGAGAACGGTCAGGTTTCACGCATGGGTGAAGGCGAAATCATGCGTCAGACCGTCGACTTCAAGAAACGACAGGTCAATCTGATGCAGGCATCCGCGCAGTACATGTTGCTCAACGGCAAGCTGTTCGCTGACGGCTTGGGCAACATCCTTCCAAGTTCAAGCGGTGCGGCTGTGACCGTGGATTGTGAAATCCCGGCCGGTCAGCGTAACCAACTGAATATCCTCGACGGTGGCAACATCATCAGCGCAGTCTGGTCCACCGCAGGCACCGACATCGTGACCCAAATCACCAACATGAAGCGGGCCATGCTCAAGAAGGGCGGTTGGCCGATGATGCACGCCTTCTACGGTGCAAACATCCCCGGCTACATCTTCAAGAACACGATCGCCAAGGAATGGATCAACCGCAACCAGCAGTTGAACAAGGCCGCATTTGCAGCCAACGACGTACCGCAGGGCTTCCAGAACCTGACCTGGCACAACGTGTCTGACGCACACTTCATTGACGCCAACGGCGACCCCCAGGACATGATCGGTGCGGACGACATCGTGTTCTGCCCCGATCCATCCACTGAATGGTGGAAGGTATTCACCGGCTCTCAAGCCGTTCCACAAGGCGTCGCCAATTACGGTTCTGACGCACTGTCCATGACCGGCGATCTGCAGGAAGTGTTTGGCATGTTTGGCTACGCAGCAATGAGCCACAACCCGGTCGCCATCGAGCAATTCGCGGGCAACAACTGGCTTCACGCCATCGCCGCCAAGTACGCATGGTGCAAGGCAACCGTCGCAGGCTTCTAAGTTCACCACCACGACCTCGTCGAGATCGAAACCCGAGAGGTTCCAAAACCCGGTGCTCATGGCATCGGGTTTTTTTCAAGGATGACCCCATGACCTACGCCACGCAATCCGACGTGACAGATGTTTTCGGCGTGACCAACATCGCTCGCTGGTCGAACCTCGATAACGACGTCGCAGACACCATCGTCACCACCCGTGTGGATAGGGCGTTGGCATGGGCGACCAACATCGTGAACGACCGGCTTCGTGACACACAGTACGCCTTACCTCTGACTGACCCAACCACCGGATCGACCCCGCCGGTCGTCGTGGACTGGACGGCCAAACTTGCAGGCATCTGGCTCTACCAGGAGCGCGGCTTTGACGACGCGGGAAATATGACGGGCGAGGCCGCGAGGCTGACCAACATGAAGATGGCTGTGCATAGCGAGATCAACGCCTATGTCTCAGGCCAATGGCGGATGAACGCCACCAAAGCAACTCAATACCGGGGCAACGCGCCTCGGGTTGTCTGACCCACACCTGCCCACGAAAGGACACGCCCATGTTCATCGTCGCGTATTACACCGAAGGAACGCCCTACGAAGTCGAAGCGATGGCATTGCAAAAGTCGATGGAGTTTGTGCGCTCCAACGCCAAGAACAAAGCCCGTCGGCAATTCTCCTGGTCAGTGCAATCGCTTCCCCACCCCGGCAATTGGAAGCACGCGACCCAGCTGAAACCCGCGTTCATTCTGGACCAGCTGCTCAACGCCAACCTCGGGCTATTCGACTGCTTGCTGTACCTCGACGCCGACGCCCGAATGGTTGCGGACCCATCGCTGCATCTGGATGGAGCGCTCGAAGACTTCGACGTCGCGGTCCACTACTTCAAAGACCGTGAGCTGATCTCCGCGACCATCGCGGTGAAGAAGACAGCAAACGCCGTGATGATGCTTTCGCGATGGGCTTCTCAGTGCGAGCAACACCCCGAGACGTGGTCGGACCAGCCATTGCTCCAGCGGGTCATTGAGGACATGCCAGAACTCAAGGTCAAGCGACTCGGCCCCGAATTTAACTGGATCGACGCCCAAGACCCTGCCCGTCCTGTGGATCTGTCAGAGCGCCACTACGGACCACGCGACAACATCTACATCAGGCAGACCCAGGGCAGCAGGCGGCACAAGCAGGCAGTGAATGCGCGAGGTGGGGCATGAGCGCCTTCGTTTTCATCACGGTCGCGGCCCTGATCGTCGCGTCGGTTTTCTATGTGTCCGCCCGAATCTCTTTGCACATTGTCCGAAAGGCCCGAAAATGAATATCTGGTTTGCCATCCCATCAATACGACCTGACCGAGCTGCTGTCACCCTTCCCGAATGGAAAGCACGTGGGTTCATGACAGCCGTGGCCATCGACCACGCGGCTGACCCAGACCCGTACCTTGCCATTGCTGACGTCATTCAACAGGTTGATTACATCGGGTACGGCGATGCTGTTAATTACCTTGCTCGATATCTCGTCCGCAATCACGGTGCCGACATCGTCGTGACCGGCGGCGACGACCATCACCCAGACCCCAACCACACAGCCCAGCACATCGCCAAGGGTTTTGCCAAGCGATTCCCCGACCTCTACGGCGTGATGCAACCCACAGGCGACGGATTCCCCGGCAACCGACACGCTGCGACCTCGCCGTGGATCGGTTCAGGCTTCATCCGTCGTGCATACAACGGCCACGGACCATTCCATCCAGCCTATTACCACTTCAACGTCGACTGCGAGCTGAGAGAAGTCGCCATCCAACAAGACTGCTATTGGGAACGTCGTGATATCCAGCACCAGCACGATCACTGGACACGCCAGCCTGGCGGCAAACGTCCTGAACACCTGACCCGCGCACACGCCGAAGACCCACGAGATCGGGCGTTGTTCCTCAAGCGGCAGGCTGATCGGTTCCCCGGTTCTGAACCTATGGAGGCGATGTGAGAACCACGGCCTTCCTTCAATTTGGCGTTCTGGGCGATGTGATCATCGCAACGGCCGTGCTGTGCGAATATCGCATGGCCAATCCCAGCGAGCACATTACGTGGATTCTGCTTGAACCCTATGCCGACACCGTCATGGGCAACCCCGACGTCGATGAAGTCATGCCGTGGCCACTCAAGCCACACCTGACACGACGCGCACAAGAACGCGAACGCTGGGAAGAAATCAAGACTTACGCAGCCCGCCACTTCGACCTAATCATCAAGCCCCAGGTTTTCCCCGATCACCGATGGGAAGACCTCGCTCCCATGACCCTGATCGAACAGATGTTTCATCACGCAGGTGTTAAATGCCCGGCTCGTCGTGAATTGGTCGTGACATCATCGCCATCGCCCAAGCCAACACCCGGACGCTACGTCACGTGCAACGCCTCAGGCAACACCCAGCCCGGTGTGTGGTCACGTTATGAGTACAGCCAACTCGCACGCATCCTCCGTGGCCGAGGCATCACGCTGGTTGTCGGTGATGGCGACATCCCCGGTGCTTTGAGATTCACCGGCACGATCAGGGAATGGCGGAGCATCATCGAATCCGCTGTCGCACACATCGGACTTGATTCAGGCGGGACATGGCTGGCCGCGACCACACAGACCCCACAGATCGTCATCCACGGTTCACGGCCGACCGTTCCTACTTGGCTGACTCGGCTTAAATCTGCAGGCGTTAAAGACACCAACCTCATCACCGAATTCACATCGCCATCGGTCGAAACCGTGGCGGCTCAGTTGCTCTGAATGACTGATGGAAGGACTGACCATGAAAGACATGACCTACATCCAGCCCGAGTTCGCCAAAGCCGTTGTCAAGACGCTGAGGAAACACACCCCTCGGTTTGTCATCGAAACTGGTACATACACCGGCGAAGGCTCAACCCGATTGATCGGTCGTGAGTTGATTCGGCAAGGCTCGAATGCCAAATTCTTCACAATCGAACTGAACCTCCGCCTTGCTCAAGTAGCGCGTTCGACCTGCCGCCAAGTCCGGGCCATACAACTACACGGACTTTCAATCGAACGAGACGATCTTCCGACACTGCCCGACATCGTCAACATGCTCGAAGGTGTGCCCGAATCTATCAAGGTAGATCATCACGCCTACGCACGAGCACGCGCGTACTTGGCCGAGCAGACACACCGTGGACCAGATGACCAACTTGGTGAAGCGTTCAGGCGATGCGATGGACGCCCGGACTTCATCCTGCTGGACTCGGCTGGTCATCTCGGCTGGCTGGAGTTCTCGCACTTGATGGGCATGCTGGTCAATCCATGTGTCATCGCCTTGGATGACTGTGACCACCTCAAACATTTCCAGTCAGCCCAGCGAATTCGTGAAGATCGAAGATTCACGGTTATCGAGGAAGGTCAGGAGCACCACAGCTGGATCATCGCGGCGTTTGATCCTCAGGGTGGCGATGGCAAAGGCCGACCCGAAATCACTAGCCCCGCACCAATTCAGACCAAGTCCGCCAACGATCTCAAGGATGAGTGATGACGCACCTTTGCGGCCACAACTTCGCCCGCCTGTGCGACGGCGTGTTCCATCGTGAAATCGGCATTCCCGCAGGTCGGGTTATCTGGTGCAAGACCGATGACGTTCGGCGGCTCTTCCGCATAGCTGCCCAGATGCCATCGAGATCGTTCGTTGTGGTCACCGGGGACTCGGACCTTCGTATCACCGCCGAAGGTATGCAGGTCGCTCCGCCAAACATACAGGCGTGGTGGGGCGTGAACGTCGATGTCGATGATCGGCGTGTCCACGCCTTGCCTCTTGGCATCGCGAATCCGTCTATCAAGCACGGAAACTTCAATGCGCTGATGGAAGCGGCACGGTTGCCCAAATCAGCTCGTCCGCTCTACTGCTGCCATTCGATTTATTCAAACAGGGCCGAACGGATTGAACCATATCGGGTATTTCGAAAGCGAGACTGGGCAACGGTCGA